ACTCTGTTATTGCTAATTCAGAGTTTCAAGGTACAATGGATAATGTGGTTGCACAAAACTTGCAAATCACAAGTTCATCCGCTGAAGGCTTAGACCAAAAGAAATCTACATTTGATGGTGGTAACATCACAGACTCAAATGTTGCTAACTCAACAATCGAAGGTTCTAATCTAGTTGACTTCGATATGAACCTGACTAAGGCGTTCGAGCCTAAGTTAGATGAAGATAGTTACTTTGCTTTAAAGAACGTTAAAACTGGCGAAACTGAAAAGATGACTTATCGTCAGCTTTACAATGAAGTTTCCAAGAACACAGAAAAAGCACTTAAAATTCACGTTGCTGTTGATGGTGACGACAAATACCCAGGAACTATCCTACAGCCTGTTAAAACGCTTGCAAGAGCTTCTGAACTTGCTATTGAAAAAGCAGGTGGTGATGTAAACCGTAACGACATTGATAACGCAATCCACATCTCAGTTGGGCCAGGCGCATACTATGTTGACGAACCAATCGTTCTACCAGATGATTGTTCATTGTCTTCAACCGCAGGTCAGTACGCTACAGTAATTCGCAAGAAGCCAGGGTACGAAAGAACAAACGGTATCTTAGTTGGTTCTGGTTGTTATGTACAAGGTTTCGCATACATGAACTTCGAAGTTGATAACTTTGATTATCCAGAAGGTGGTTTCGCTATTGCTTACCGCCCTGGTGCGTTGTTAAGACGTTCACCATACATTCGTGACTCCTCACAGCTTTCTAACTTTAACCGTCTTGATGTTGAACCAACACTAAACCCATTCAACTCTAAAGGTGGCATTTCTGATCTTGGACAAGAATTCTATATGGTTGCAGGTCACTCACCACAAACACAGTTTGAAATTGACGATGAAGTAACATTCTCATCTGGTGCTACAGGGTTCATCTCATACATTGCTGATATTGATAGCGACAGACAAATCTACGTTCGTAACCTTAAAGGTAACGTAGAAGTAGGCGACATTCTATATGCACAGCGTGGCGGTACAGGTACTATCGAAACAATAGGTATTGACGATTTCCCTAACAGGGCAGTTGGTCGTGGTGGTGGTTGTTTGCTTGCAGACAGAGCATTACTAGATACAGACTCACTTTATACATACGTTCTTTGTTTTGGTTTCACACCTCGTACTCAAAACGGTACAGGTTATGTTGCTAAAAACGGTGCTGGTGTTAACGGTATTGGTTCATTGTCAATCTTTACTCGCCAAGCGTTCTTTGCCTTGAATGGTGGTCAAATGACCCTCAACAACTCAGGTACACAGTTCGGTGATATCTCAATGAGAGCAAAAGGTTCTACAACTATTATTAGACCAGCAGAAGGCGACGATAACTTATTCTTTGCTAATACTGTATTCTCTGATGCAATCATGAACGCAAAAGACGATATACTTGACAACATGGTAGACTTCTTAACTGCTAACACAACCACAGGGTTTGATGGACAACCAGGATTAGGATACCAAGGCTATAACGCAGACAAGTGTTTCCGTGATACGGGTATTATTATCGACAACACAGGATTTGATGTTGCTACAGGTAGTAACTATTGGGGTCGTTTAAGTGGTATCTCATATAGCTCACCTATCTCACAGGTAGTTAAAGCTGAACAACTTACAGAAACAATAGGTTCTTTCGAACATCTTAAAGACGGTATTCTTGACATATTTACTAACGCATCTAATGAAGTAAAAGGTCGTATCAATACATCTATCGACGAAACTATCAATATTCTTACGAATGGCGAAGAAGCGGCTAACCCAATTATCTGGACAGCTTACACTGATGATGAAAACAAATCAAAAGAAAATGCACGTATCAACGTTCAAGATAACAAAGAACTTATCATTGATGGAATGATCGATTGGATTGAAAACAACGACGAATTCTTTGCATACGATAGTGGCAAGTGCGCTCGTGACATTGAAGAATACATCTTACCAGCAGTTAAGTGGGACTCTATCCTAGATACAAACTACAATTCTGTAACGGCAGGTAACGCTTATTACTTCAAACAAAGTGCGGCTGTTATTGGTAACCAAAGAAACGAAACAGTTGCGGCATTCTCAAGATTGCGTAAAACAACTGACGATTTAATCCAAGCTAATTCAGCATTGGGTGCATCAAGAGCATATACTAAGTTTAATACTATTGTAGACATTCTTGCTAATAATGGTGCAAAATTCACACCAACTGATGCTACATACGACGCTACATCTGGTGAGTTCGTTATCACTATGGAAGGTCATGGATTGTCTATAGGAGCTATGGTAACATTTGCTGACGACTCGTTCACATTCTCTTGTGATACAGATGGCAACAAAGTTCAACTTAGCCACCCAAGACCGACTGACCCTTCATACAGAACGGCTGTTCCTGTAATTGCGGTTACTTTGGATACAATTACTGTTAATACAGGTACTACTGGATATAAAGGCATACATACTTTTGTAAGTGCTACACGAAATGCAGTATCTGTTGTTGGTGAAGCGATTACATTCAGTAACGATGCTTCTATACCAGTAAACCAAAGAAACGCACGTATTCAGCTACAGAACAACAAAACATTCATTCAAGATTACATGATGGATTGGGCTGACAACAACTTCTATATGTATGACAGCATTAAATGTCAAAGAGATACAAATGAATACATCTTGCCAGCTATCCAACGTGATATGTTAACTGGTTCGAACTTCATGACAATCGCTGCTGGTAAAGCTTATCGTGGCAAAACTGCGGAATTCTTACTTGAAGAGCAACTACCAGAAACACTAGGTTCGTTCGAACATCTAAAATTCGAGACTGCCGATATTCTTACAGATGCGGCTTCAATCAGTCGTTCTAATGACTCTTTCGATGAATTCATGGGCATCATGCAAACTGATGGTAAACAATATTCACCTACGGACGCATCATACGATCCTGTAACAGGCGTATTCACTGCAACTATTGCTGATCATTCTTTTGAAATTGGCGATCAAGTTATTCTTAAGAAAGAAGCATTTACATTCTCTTGTGAATTTGGCGGTGTTGTTGGTTTCGCTGACTATCCAAGAGTAACCGATCCAGCATACAGAACACCACAAACAATTACGGCTGTGGTAGGTAATACAATTACTATGAATGTTGGTAATGGCGGCACATATACTGGCGCACATACATTCATCAGAGCTAAAGCAGGTTCTATCCAAGAAGTTGCAGTTCTTAATGGTACATTCACACCATCAACAGCTACATATGATGGTGCAACAGGTATCACAGAAATTACTATTGGCGCACACGAATATGTAATTGGCGACAAGATTGTTATTGAAGAAGGTGGCATCACATTCTCTTGTACATTCGATGGTAACCCAGGTGAAGCGGCTTACCCAAGAGCAACAGACCCAGCATTCAAAAAAGCATTGACAATTTCTTCTGTTACTGCTACAACTATTACAGTTAATGTTGGTGACGGGGGTGGATACCTTGGCGCACATACTTTTGTAAGTGCATTACCAAACTGCATCAAAACTGCCACTATGTACACTGGTACAGTAACACCAACAGATGTTGCTTATGACCCATTAAGTGGCGACATGACATTAACTATTGGTCTACATAACCTTCCAGAAGGCAAGTGGATTACAATCGCACCAAAATCAATCACATTATCTTGTGCTAACACAGAAGCTGGTACAACAGTTGAAATTAGCCATCCAAGAGAAGGTGAGCCTTGCTTCAAGTCTCCTGTAAGAATTACAGGTACAACTGGATCAACAATCACTGTTAATGTTGGTAATGCAGGTGGATACTCAGCGGCACATACATTTGTAAGCGCAGATGCTGATTGTATCGATACTAACGGACTATACTGGACAGACCCAGCTAAGAAACCAGAAATCGTTTCAGTAACAAGTGCATCATATGACCCATCTAATGGCGACTTCGTTGTAACAGCTACTGCACACGGTCTTACAACTGGCGATCACGTTCAAATGAAACCACATAGTTTCAAGTATTCTTGTGACAATGGTGGTGTTGCAGAAGCTACATATCCAAGAATTGGCGACCCAGCATACGATCTACCATTAATGATCACAGTTACTGACGCAGATACATTCTCTATGGATGTTGGAGACGGTAATGGCTACACAGGCGTACACACATTCATTAGTGCCGAAGCTGACTGTCTTGCTAAAGTCACAGCGACTACACAAGGTGAGTATGCGGCTAGACAACTAGCGGCTAACAAAACATTCATACAAAACGATCTTGATGCTTGGCTAAGAGATCAATACTTTGTATACAACAAAGATCAATGTAAGCGTGACACAGGATTTATTGTTGACGCAGTTGCAAGAGATATCGCAACAGGTTCTAATGTAAATGCTGTTAACTCAGGACTAGCATATCGTACTGGATTGGCTTCGGCTGAATCATTGATTGCAGGTGAGTTGACTGAAACAGTTGCGGCGTTCACTTGGTTAAAAGGTGAATTGGCGGCTGATATGTCAGATGCTACAGCAATCTCTCGCTCTAATGCGGCTATTGATGAAATTCTTGACATCATGCAGAATGACAAAGCGGCGGCTGATACTCTTGTATTCGGTAACAACTGGGTTTCTGATGAAGCTTACGAAGCTAAAGCGGCTATCCAAGCTAACAAAGACTTTATCGCAGATGAAGCACAAGCATGGCTTGCTATTAACCATCCAAACCATACATATGACGTTGCTAAATGTGAGCGTGATATTGGTTACTTTGCAGATACAATCTCATGGGATGTTCAGCATGGTTCAAATGCGGCTACAGCCCAAAACGCAAGACTTTACTTTAACCAAGCAGTAGGCATTCTCCCTGTAGATCAGAGAACACCAACAGCGGAATCGTTTGAGTTTGTTGCAAACCTAATGGGTCAAGTTGTTAGAAATGAAGTTGTTACTCCACTACAAGTTGTTACTACACAAACTAGAGCTAACAATTCACTTCATACACCAACTGATGCTACATACGATCACATCACAGGTATTATGGAACTTACTATTGGCGCACACACATATTCTGTCGGTGATAGAGTTGTGATTGCTGAAAACGGTCTTACATTCTCTTGCCCAGATGATCTTAACGCACCAGTGAATATTTCACACCCACGTTCAACTGATCCATTGTTTAACACTCCAATCGCAATTACGGCTGTAACTGGAACAACAATCACAATGGACGCAGGTGCTGCTGGTGTTGACAAAGTTCACACTTTTGTAAGTGCTACAACAGACTGTGTAAGCAACGCAACTATGCAACCTACATACACACCAACTGCTGGTTCTTACGACCCTGTAGGTGGAGAGTTTACTGTAGAGATTGGCGTACACAGATTGTCTGTTGGGGATTACATCATTGTCGATCAAGAGGGTATTACATTCTCTTGCCTAGACGAAAGCGATAATGTTATTAACATATCTCACCCAAGAACAACTGATCCTTGGTTCAATGAGCCAATGGAAATATTAGAAGTAACAGCTACTTCAATTACTATGAATGCTGGAGATGCTAATGGTTATGCTAGACCACACACATTTGTGAGTGCGACAGCAAATTCATTCAGAAAAGCTTCTATCCCATCAGTGTCTGGTAAGGTACAAGACCTATTCGAGATCGTATCTCATGTAGTTCGTGCCAATGACATTAATGAAATCCCTGCCCTTATTGAACCTACTGGTGGATACAACTCTGCTATCGATACAGATGCACAGTTAATCAGAGGAACAAAAGAGAAATATAAGCAAGAAATCACTGACTGGTTAGGTGAAGAATATAATGGTCTTGGTTACGATACAGCACTATGCTACCGTGATACAGGATATATCATCGACGCAGTTGCAGAAGACTTGAAATATGGCGGTAACGCTGGAACAGTAAATGCGGCTTCTTACTATTGGGATGCGGCTCTTAATATCTTACCATACGATCAGCGTATGCCTACAAGATTAGCATATCTACACCTTGCTGATGTTGTTGAAGATGTTATCACAGAAGAAGTTGTGTTGCCAGTATTCGGTGCTACATTCACACCAACTGATGCTACATATGACCCAACAACTGGTGTCTTTGTTGCAACTATTGGAACACATACATTAACTACTGATGATCACATTTGGTTCACACCAGAAGGTATTACATTCTCATGTGATAATGGTAGTGGCGTACAAAATGATGCGGCTCCACAAGCAGGTCATCCATTCTTTAACAAAGCATGTCCAATTACTGGCGTAACAGCAAATACTATCACGTTGCAAGTTGGCGTAGCAGGGTCTTACACAGGCGCACATACTTTCGTAAGCGCACTAGCAGATGCTATTAAAGAAGTCAAAGGAAATATACTACCTCAAAATCTTTCAAATGTTGCAGGTGATGCTACAATAGCGGCTGCTGGTAAAGCACTTGTTACTATCGTAGCAAACTTAGTTGACGATGAGCCAGAGATTGAAGGTTTAGGTGGTTCTAAAGATGATGTTCTCAAGAAACGTAAAGAGTTGCCAACAGTAGTAGGCAATCCTATGATGTCTCCATCAAGAACATTTGCTAGAGAAGCACTACAAAGAAATAGAACATTTATCCAAAACGAAGTTGTTGCTTTTGTTGAGGACGAATTCTACACATTCGATGAAGCGAAATGTGCAAGAGATACAGGGTTCATTATCGACGCTGTAAGAAGAGATGTTCAAACAGGTTCCACATACAATTCTAAGTATGCTGGTAAAGCATATCGTAACGGTATGGCTGGCGCTCAAGAAGTAATTGAGGTACAGCTTGCGGAAACGATAGAAGGAATTCGCTATATACAAAAAGACATCGAAGCAAAGCTAAGCGGTGTAGCACTTACTAGAGCGACGGATTCCTTCAACAATTTAATTACCGTAATGGTAAATGACTTTACGGCTGATGGTACTAACTACAACTATGGTAACTCTGAGTTTGAAGTTTTTGCAACTAACGCATCTAATGGTATGAATGTAAACAGAGCATTCTTACAAGCAGAAGCTACAGCATGGGTAAACGTTAACTACCCATCATTGGTATACACAGAAGCTAAATGTCAAAGAGATACAGGGTTTATGGTAGATGCTGTAACCTATGATGTTAAACACAACACAAACACAGCTATGCTTGACGTTGCCAAAATTTACTTTGAAAACGGACTTTCAGCATTGTCAGTCGCGCAAAGAGCGCCTACAGTAGCACTATACACACACTTAGCTACAGTCACAAGACAAGTTCTTCTGAAACAGCCTGTAACACCTACAACGGGTAATGCAGTAGCGCAAAGTTCAGTGTTTGGTACTGTTAACGCATTGACTGCAACGAGAGCGCAAGATTTGTGGGCAATAGTTTCAGACCTTATTGTTGATAATTCCTTAATCAATATACCAGAAGCAATCGAAGTAGTTGATGGTATCGGTGAAAACTATGACTACAACGGCGAAGCCATTATAATAGATAACCAAAAAGCAACACTTGCCGCATCTATTACTACTTACCTTAAAGATAGGTTCTCTTATCTTGAGTATAGTAGAGAAAGATGTCATCGTGATGCAGGTCACATGGTTGACGCAGTTAGCCACGATATTCAGTACGGTGGTAATAGTGCAATTTGGAACAACTCACAAATTCACTTCAAAGATGGCGTAAATGTATTACCTCTTGAACAAAGAGAAGCTTCTAAGAGAGCATTTACACACATGGCACAAGTTGTACATGATGTAATACGTCAAATTGATGTTCCATTAAGAACGGGTAGAGCTTACACACCAAATACAGTAGCATACAACGCACTTGATGGTGAAATGATAATTACCCTAAGTGGTGGGCATGACTTTAAAGTTGGAGATCACGTTATGTTCCCAACTAATTCCTTCACATTCTCTTGTTTAGATGCAAGCGGTGCGGCGGTAGAAATTAGTCACCCAAGAACAACTGATCCACTACATAATAGCCCAGTAAGAATTAATGCTATTTCTGATACAACTATTACAGTAAATGCAGGTTCGGGTGGTACAGGAGCGCAGAAAGTACATACGTTTGTAAGTGCCGCTAAAGGTGCTGTAGTAGAAGTTATTGGTGGTACAATTAGACAAGACAAGACTTCTCTTGTAGCTAGACGTTACATTGCTAAAGAAGCCAAAGACTTGACACTG